AGGAAAATAAGCAGTTAATTAGGGTTAATTGTTTTGTCCAGGCGGTCAAATTTTTGGCCGCTTTTTTTTGCAATTAATTTTAAAAATTCAATATCTTCTGGCTGTAATAAAACGCCGTTGTATTCTATGCGCCAGTTAGCGCCTTTCTTTACTAGCTTAAAATGTTTGTTCATAAGCATATAAGCTATAAATCGTTTAGTATCTTTTTTCATATAAGTTTGCTTCGTTTTTGTAGATAAATTTTTTGTCGATCCAGATCTTACATAATTGTTTGGCCCAATTCGTACCTTTTGCGTGTTGTTCTTGTATGTCTGCAATTAGATCTTTATACGAAATAGGGCCGTAAATAAGCTGGTTAATTATGTTTTTATGATCTAGTTCCGTAAATTGTTTTGGGTGCTTTATTTCAGGCTTTTTGCTTTCACCTTCAATAGATATTTGCTGCCAGTTGCCGCCAATGTTCATAAGTACCACTGGCTCAAAATCTTCCGAACTTCTTAAAAATCTAGGCTGTAATGTAAAGGTCTTTTTGTCTTTGTCTTTTATTATTTCTAAGGTGCTAGAAGCCCACCTATCACAATTTGATCCCAGGTGCCCTAGTGTCTGCGCGCCTAGGCCTTTGCCCTGGTGAAGTACGCCCACAAATAGACAGTTGTAAATCTTAGTAAGTTTTTTAAACCAATTCACCAGCTTGCGGCTTTCTATTTCGCTGTTATAATCAAAAATAAGATCTAATAGGCCGTCAATAATTACGATCGGGCAATCTGGGTTATTTTCTAAATAATTAACAATTAAGGCCCTTATTTCGCTTGGGCCATCCTCGCGGACAGTAAAACAGTCAGCCCAGGACGGTAGGTTGTTTAAATTGCTAAAATGCTTTATTTTATTAACTTGTCTGTAAAAATCAAAATCACTGCTTTCAGTGTCAAAATAGGCTATTTTTCGGCGCCCTTCTGGGAAGTGTACCTTCATTCCAAACACTTCACCAGGTTGAAATGCAGAAGCTATTGCAGCGGCTAAAAAAGTACTTTTGCCCGCCTTTGGTAATCCACTAAAAACGATAAAATTTTGGATCGTTCCAATGGGTTTATCGTCAATAGTGAATATTACCTGGCTTGGGGGGGGTATGAAATCGGGCTTGTATTTTCGCTGTGCTAATTTTTCTTCTAAAGTTAATTTGTTTTGTCCGTCTACCATTATATACTTTGTAAAAAAGCGGTTAATACAGCTGCAATAATTAGGGCTATTACAGCTTGCTGGTTGTTACTGAATTGAAATAACTGGGTTAGCTTCTTTTTCATTTTCTATTTTTTCTAGGGTTAAAAAATATTCATTTGCTAGTGTTTCACACTCTCTTAAAAGTGTTGAAATACCAATATTGCTTTTGTTGTTTTGACTTTCCTTTGCGCAAAGTATTTCCAATAAAACGTGCTCGTATTTAGTTAGACCTGGTATTGGTGCTATTAAGCGGCCAAATTGATCCTGGACTGGCATAACTGGAAAAGCTGGTGCGTTTTTATCAATTTTCATTTGTCTAGTTTTTATAATTCGTTGTTAGGTTGTTTTTCTGTAAATTCCTTTACTGCAATAGATAGGTACTTGTTGTTAGCTTTGCTAATCTTTACCCAGCCAGCAATTTCAAATAATTTGCCGTCTGCTTTAAAATAGCCCTGGTAGTCTGGTTGCTTTTCATTTTTTTTGTTTTCTACTTTGTTCATTGATCCGAAGCCATCAGCTAGATCTTTTAGATACTCGTTCATTTTGTTGGTTTTAAAAAGTGATAAATTTTAAATAGGTAAAAAAGTATAAAGGCGCTAGTATACGTTAAAATACATACTGGCACGCTAACTGCAATAAAAAATATTATTGCAGCAATTCTAATTAATTTGCGTCGCATTGAAAACTATTTTCTAATCTTTTAATTTCAAACTGGTAATGCTCTAAAGCCGCGTCTATTAATATCCTTATTTCGAAACATAGATCAAAAGGTAGATCGTTTTCATTTAAGGATAAAAACTTACCAGAACTAGAATAGAAAAAAAATGTGCATTGTTCGTAAGGTGATAAGGCCCGCAATGCTTCCAGGCGTAAAATTTTGTGTTGTAAGCTGGCAATTTCGCCCAGGATCTTACTGTCGGTTTTTAATTGCATAAAATAGGGTTTTTGTTTGTCTTTGGTAAAATTATAGTAAAAACGATTAAACCACCAAATTTATTTTTGTAGGGGCATAAAAAAGCCCAGTGTAGATACACCAGGCTTCCTTTTTTGTACTAGACCATTGAAATTTATCTAACCAACTTGCTTCTTATGCTAAAAATAGCGCTTTTTCTTCTTTTCTACGGCGTGTAAGACCTGGTAAAACTACCTTTTCACCTCTTACAGTACCTTTATTCCAGCGGTCAAACTGGGCCGCCACTTGATCCTTTGGCGCGCCGCTATTAAGTAACCTTAAAAGCGTGCTAGATTGAAATGCGCCAATACCTACGTTATACACGAAACTGGTTAAACTATCCAGCTGGTTTTGGTTAATAGGTACCTTAACCAGTGCTTTTATCTTTGGCACTATTGACTTTGTTTCCCTTCTTAACCACTCAATAGCCTTTTCCTGGGTAATACTATCACCTAGCCTTACTTTACGCTTTGCGTCGTAATTATAGGTAGATCCGTACCCTATTGTAGGTATTCCCACTGGATCTAAATAAGCGTTTAAATATTTGTTTATATCGTCGGCTTCAAACTTTTTGATCAGTTCCTCGGCCTTTGCTCCTATTGCCATTGTGCTGCTTAATAAGATTAACGCCACAACAGTAACCACCAATATTTTTTTGGTTTGGCTAGTCATTATGGACGGTTATTTAAATTAATGTCGCTGTCTTTTGCTGCAAATAAACCTAGGCCGCTTAATATGGCTGTAATACCAGTTGGCACGTCGCCTTTTAATACTGTTGCAACCCCAGTAATTACGGCACCTAGGCCAAATAGGCTTGTTTTCCAGTTTTTAAACATATCTTTTTATTTTTTTGTAAAAAAATCAAGTTTTGTTTCAATGCGCGCCAGCCTATCCAATATTTCTGTATTGGTATTGTTGTGCCTGGCTAGATCACGTTCAATTTTATCCAACCTATTTTTAGTTGTAAAATAAAACCCACCGCCAGCGGCAATAAAAATACAAATACTAAATAACAGATCCGTCGCCATTTTCTTCCTTTAATATTTCACGCGCTATTGCATTGTAAGCGTCGGCCGCTGTCATAGCTGCCGTTAAGTTTTCAAATAAACCGCTTTTGCTAGCTGCGTCTAAAATTTGTTTGATGATTGCAAGTGCTTGTTTTGTTTCCATTGGTTTTGTATTTTAAAGATTAGTTAAGCTAGTGTGATGTTAAGCTGCGTTGCGGCCCACTGGTACGCTGCCAAGTTAATATCTGCGCTGGATCCCCAAACGTCATAGTCAGGCTCCCCTATTGTTAAATTACCGTCTGCTAGTTTAGAAGCGTCCGCGTCTAATAACTGCCAGTAAAACGTCGCGCTGTTTAATAAATTGTCATTAATGATAATTAGGTTAAATAGGCTAGCTGTTTGTTGTGCGCCGTTTACCCAAATTTGAATAGGTTGTATTTGTTTCATATTATTTTATTTATTGTAATACTTTTGTTATTCTTACTTGTTGATATGCACCAATATAAGATGAATTATACCCAGTTACTTTAACTCTAATTTGAACGTTAGCTGTATATGGATCAATATTAGAACTTTCAGTTGTACCATTCCAAAAAACAACACTAACTGTTAACGGACCTACATTAGGTGCATTAGCGTTAACGGTTTGTTGATAAGTAATATATGTTTTAACATTTGATCCGTCATAACCCGTATTTACTATAATATAACCATACATTATTGATCTGTATGCGTCTGCTCCACCAGCATTAGGGTTTCCAATAATTGCAATTTTATATAATGTACCGTTATTATATCCAATATTTGCAGTATTATAGTTAATACCAGTATCTACTATTGACGTTGTACCAGTTGTACTAGTTTCACCATAATTAATACCTAAAACAATATTACCTAAATATTCAGTTCCATTTATTGATCCATTAACTTGTAATTTTGCCCCGTTGTCTGTTGTTGTGTTAATTAGTGTATTACCAGCATTAGTTATTCTTAATGATTGTATTGCATTTGTTCTAAAATCTATATAGCCATTTTGTTGGTTAGCAAAATTTAAATCTGTTCCATTAGGTGAGTCAATATTCATTGTAATATTACCACCAGTATAAAACCTCATTAATCTATAACTACCAGCATAAATTGAAGGTTGACTTATAAAAGCTGCATAATTACTACTATCACCTTGCACAATAAATCTAGCGTCTGCGCCAGCTGCGCCGTTTACATATAAACTATTACTAAACGTTGCAACGCCAGCTTGTGTTACTGAAAAAATAGCACCACCACTATTACCTATTTTAAATTGGTCATTTGTATAATCATTATATAAATTCCATTTTAAAACTGAGTTTTCCTTATATACTAATTCACCAAAATTATCGATCCTTGCATTAATTGTAAGATTATCTTGTAATATTGCCGTTCCCGCGACCTGCAATTTTTGCCCCGCATCTGATACTCCGCCGATTAGTAAATTTCGTGCAGCCGATATTCTTGCTGCTTCTTGCACGTTACCAGCGCCAGCGTCATAAATACCAAATAAAATAGGGCTTGCAGTTGTTGATCCGTTAAACATACAAAAGTCGCGATCTGCACTTCCTTGGATAAAATTGTTTGTAGCCGTTGAAATACCAAAACCAGCACGCTTTGTTGGGCCGCTTTCGGCATTGTCTATTCTTAAACTAGGTGCGCTAGTACCTACTATCTGCACGCCATTGTCGCCAGTTGTGCTTGCCACAACTAATTTACCAGATCCAACAGTTGACGTTCCAATTAATACCTGGCCCGTTGTTTTTTTAACTGTTACTGGCTGAATTGCGGCAACAGCGTCGTATATTCCGAAATCATTTGCACCAGCGTTGTAAAACGCACCTATACGCCATAAACCTACGCCGTTATTTTGAAAACCTATTCTAACGTCGTTGGTTGCTACTGTTTGGTTAAGTATTGCAACTGTCGGTTGATCGTGGTGAACGTCCAGGGCTGTACCTGGTACATTTGTACCAATACCCAAATGGCCATTAATACTATCCCAAAATAGATCGTTGCTACCAGTAATTGAATTAGTACCATTGAAATAAGATACTTGGCCCACTACACCGCTACCAGTGTTGTAAGTATTACTATCTAGCGATCCGTCCGCTTTTAAAAATTGGCTTGAAGTTCCACCATTACGAATAATATTTCCGTAAAAGGTTGTTGATAAATCAGCTGCCAAAAATTGTGCAGTTGCTCCGCCATTAACTTCTATTGCCAATGTACCAGAAGCATTATAGTTTGCAAGTGTTACTCTATTTGCACCAGTTGAAAAATATAAAGCACCATTTCCAGCAGTCATTTCATTTAAATAAAATGCGTCTGCTTGAATATCTTTTGTTGTGGTAAATTTTGTAGATCCTTCAATTAGTGTGCTGTCGCCAATAGTACTAGCGCCATTCCATAAAGGTACGGTGCCAACTGTTCCAGATCCAGTAATTGTTCCAGTACCAGGGCCGCCGATTAGATCCCAGCCAGTACCGTTATCGCGATAAAACGCAAATGTATTAGTAGATACAAAGATCCTACCAACAAAACCAGCTGCGGGCCTATTGGCGAAAACATCAGCGTAAAAAGCTGGCGTCTGTCTTTGGTTTAATATTGATAAATCTATTGCTGGCATTATTGTATGTAGTTTTTCTTAACAGTTACTAGGTTATTAAACCCACCTGAATTGATAAAATTTGCAAAGAAACGGCGCGTTGTATATTCACCAGCGTTGCCCTCAATTTGTAAACTTTGATTTTGTTGCAATGTTACGTTTTCAATCTGTACGGCATTAGATCCATAATTGATGAATAAAATACTATTACAGTCGCTAGTAACGTACCCACTTACGTCGTAAGTTGTAAAGTTCACGTCGTATTTTATTAGTTCCGCTGTTACTTTGTAGTCGGCCATTTTTTTTTAATTAAAGGTGAAAAGAAAATTAAATTGTGAACGGTACGCCCATTTTTTTAACTCCACTTATTTGCTGAACATAATAATTTTGGTAACCGCTATCCTCTTTGTAAGGTAATACCCTAGCTGGCTCACTAAATTCAATTATTTGATCAGTAATTGATAAACTTTCGGTTTGTATTGCTGGTTGCAACATTGCAGTAGGTGCGCTTGTACCTGGTTGATCTGTAAAACCTGGTTGCTCAATTTTTATGGCTTCTTTTTTCTTATACATAAAGAAATACCAATAAGCTGCGCCCGCTGCCAGTAATAATATTAAATTTTTGTTTTTCATATTTCAAACATTGATTTTTCTTCGTCGGTTAATAAATCTGCTGGATCCGTAATAAATTCACCTGGATCCAGTGGGCCAATTTCAATAGATCCCCTACGCTTTTTAGTAGCCGCGTAAACAATTACGCCACCTAATAAAAGTAATATTAATAAACTGCCCTTATCTTTCATTTTAATAGTTTTTTAAACCGTTAACATATTTTATTAACTGGTTAACTTGCTCCGCACTAAAACGATCCGCGGGCCAACTTAAAGCCCCGCCACCTTGTAACCAGCTTAACAAATCTTTGCCTTTTGCCTGGTTAAATTTGTCCGCTAGGTAACTTACCTGGCTTTTTGTTTTAAGCTGCTTAAATACGCCTAAAACCGCGTCGAAATCGTCGCTAAAATATCCTGGTGCGTTCCAGATCTTTTCGATAAATCTATTAACGTCGGCGTTTCTTAAAATAGTCGCGCCACCTTTACGCCAATAGTTTGGGTTCCAGGCGCTGCCTGGGTTGCTTGTCTGCTTCTCAATTTCTAACTCCTCGCTGCTTTTTTGCAGCCCTACGCTTTCCAGTATTGGTTTAATTACTTTGTTATATCCAAAGTAAACCACTACTAGGCCAATAATTAGGCTGCTATTATCTTTTAAAAAATTACTTCTGGCCATTACAACATAAATAATAGTGAGCTTAATTTGGCGCTGCTCATTTCATTCAATTTTCTCAAATGATCTATTGTAACGCCTTTACTCATTAATGATCTTAAAATTTCTACTGCTTCTGCTTCGTCATCTATTCCAGCTATTGCTGTTGGTGCGCCGCCTTTTGTCATTAGTCCGGACATTAAAGACATTACGCCAGCGATCAATGCTTCCTGAACTTGCGGACTGCTTAACATTTGATCGATTGGGCTTTTTGGTGCTTCTTCTTCTTCTTCTTCTTCCAGTTCGTCCATGGCTTCAATAGCTGCAATTCTACTGGCTAACATTTGATTTTGTTCAACTAGCTTTTCCAGTAACATTTCTGTTCTAGGGCTACCGATACCAGACATTGACTGCATTGGCATAAGTTGCTGTGGCCTATTTAGCTGAAAAGAAATACTGGTAAGAACAGGACTTTCTTTTTTCTTGCCCCTTCCAGTACTTCCCTCGCTAATAACTTGTATTAAATACGGGTTGTAATTTTCTATGTTATTGCGCAACTGTGTAAGCGCGTTTAGTAATTCCTGGCGGCCAATTTCTTTTTCGCCTACAAAATTATATCGCAAATATTGCGGCGTCGGGTTAACGCCAGCAAATATTCTATATTCGCTTCCTTCTGCTGCGTCATAAAAATTTATGACTTCATCAATAGTAAATATTTCGGGCCTAAAAGCTGCCATAACATAAAAATTTTACAAGTAGTAATAAACGCCAAAACTATACGCCACGTTTGTGGTGCCTAGTGCTGTTGGCAAAGATACAAATGATTTTGTCCAGCTAATATCAATATCGTTCATACTAGGTAAATCATATACAAAAGGTGTAGCGCTGTCGCTAATGTTTTGTAATGCAACCAATGGGATATTGTAGATTAACTGTAAATCACCCTGGTACAAAGTTAAACTTGACTTTTTCAAATCAGCTAGCGCCACTGGTGTTGATCCAGTTAACGGCGTTGCTGTAATTGATCCAGCGGCGTAAACTTGTACAGCTTCGATCTTTGCGTTTCTTAATTGTGGTAAGTCAGGAAAATAAAAGCGCGTAAGGGTTGATCCATTAGGCACTGGAATTTCGACTGCTTCAAAACGTTTGATACGCATATCTTATAGTTAAATAATTAAAAAAATTGACGGTAATATCCGACCGTCGGCGGCGGCGATTAAGGCCCGCCAGGCACATATTGTCAATACTATTTAACAGTAGTAACGTTTTGACATAAGATACCGCGTTGAACAACAGCAATAAAGCTATTTGCTAATACTGTTGCTGGCGCACCATTTGCAGTTAACTGGAAATTGATGTTTGCCGCACCATTCATTACGATACCTGGCTCAACTGGGTAAAACGCGTCTTGACTAGCTGACCACTGGTCGGTAGTGCTTGCGCTTTGTTGAGTTTGTGGTACAAAGTAGTGGCGTAAAACGTCCCACGCTGGTAACACTTGCTCGTTGTTGATAGTAAGGTTTAAATAACCGTTGTAAATACTCCAAAGATCATCATCAGTAGCCGAAGTAAATACAGTAGCATTTGGGTAAGTATATAACTTCGCTGCTGTTGCAGTTGACGCACCTACGCCGATTAATACTGCG